AAGCCACATCTACCGCCAGCGATGAACCACCTTCCTGTCCACCCTCGGTAACGCCCTCAGCACCTACCCTTCCTGCACCTTTGGACACTACGTTATCGAGCTTGCCAAGCGCCAGATCACCAAGCTTCCCAAGTGTTAATTGAACGGCAGCTTCTGCAGCACCTGCGGCGAGACCAGCTTTACGTGCGTCGGCGAGTGCGTCGTTGTGGTTCTTTCCGGTCTTGATGGCATCATCGTACGCGTCGATTGCCGCCCCACCTGCGGTGTCTTTAGTGTCCACGAGCCCACTGGCCACAAGCACCCCTCGTGCCGTACCGCCACCAAGGAAAAGCGCGGGTAGCTCTTGGCGCAGTTCCACTACCGTCTGCCTGCCGAGACCGCTGGTCCCATCTAACACTCGACCGGCCAGGACTCCAAGCTTCTCAAGCCCAGTCGCTTGGTCAATGAGCTGTAGCGTGTCGTTCCAGTTCTTCGTGTCCTGAGGCCCGGTGCCGATAGATTGGCCGAGTTTAATAAGTTCGTTCCCACCCTTGATGAATGCGTCGGCCACCGGCTTTTTGTCCAGCATCAACGCAGTACCGCCGATCACGTTCTTTTGCAGCTCTCCCGCAGCTTCGAGCGCGGTGCTTACCGACTGGGTGATCGGGGAATTCGGGTTATTTTGCAGATAGGCGTTCGCGGCGTCGCTACTCAGCTTCATCTGATTTGAGAGCGCATTCGACAGATTCTGGAAGAATCCGGTAGACTCCACAGGTTTCGCGCTCTGCGCTGCAGCCAGCGCGTTCGCAGTATTGATTAACGCGGTTTCTTGTTCGGCGGTCTTCCCGGAAGCAGTCCCCCGTCCGCTTCCCTCAACTGGCTTGAGTCCAAGTTTCGGATCCTCCTGGAAGGTCGCGGTGCTGTAGAGCTTACCCTGGTAGTTGAATGTTGCGTTGGGTCCAAATGCCTCTCTCGCTGCAACGTAAGCAGCACCAAAATTCGGCGCATTCGAGATCTTCTCGCTTACCGTCTGGGAAGCACCCGCTCCCGCGAATTCACCCGCTCCAGCCTTGATTTCTCCCGTTCCTACAGACTCCCCGGCCCCCATTCGAATCGCTTCTTGCGCGTTGGCGATCTTGGTGGCAAGTGCTTGCCCTGCGGTAGCATCGACTAGATCTGGATCGTATGTGGTGTCGCGAGAAATCGTAGCTGCTGGTGTAATGGTACCAACCGTCGCGGCTTTCGCGGTCTCGAAGGCAGTAGCGTCGTCCGCTCCTGCGGCTTTAGCAGCGGCGAAGGCTGCGGCCCCCAAGTCTTGCTTCGCGTCAAGGCTCTCGGATCCTGCCGTCGCCAGCGCAGCTACTTGTGAGTTCTCGGTTGCTTTATTAATCGTATTGGTCAATTGCCCTGCAGCAGTAATCGCCGCGTTGAAATTTCCGCTCTCGACCGCTTTAATCACTTTAAGCGCGGTCGCTGCCGTTTGCATGTCCGTGCTGCCAGTGAGCTTCGAGGCGGAATCCAATGCACCGACAATATCCCCGGTCTGAATCTTCGTGATCGTATTTGCAGCGTTGAGTGTGTCACCGAGTGTGATGTTCCCACCGAGACTCGTACCTGCAAGTTCGGCACCGATCGTGGTACCGGCCAGGGTGGAGAGTGCCCCCATAACGTTACCCTTTTGGGCAGCATCGGCAGCTCGAAGCACGGCGGACGCATCAGCGAATCCCCCGGCACCCAACAGGCTCGCCCCCGCGCCGAGTACATTACCTTGGCTCGCTGCGATCACTCCATTTAACACTTGCGCGAAGGGGGCAGTAGCAGGGATGAAAGAGAGGATCGTCAATGCCGGTCCGACCTTATCCAAATCGCTGGTGCTAATCCCGGAGGTCGTGATCTTTGGCCCACCTTCACCCACCATCAAATTATACATCGTCCCACCGGGTCCGGTGTAGGTGGAACCAAACGTGCTGCTAAATTCTTTTCCGGTCGGATCAATTAGACCCGGCCTTTCAAACGTCATATCGCCACCCTCACCAGACGAGGTCTCGGTAAAGGTGTGTGCCTTCAAACCCCCGAGCTGGCTTACATCCTTTATCCCTGAGTCGATCAATTGTCTCGCCATGTCGATGACGACTTGCTCAGCGGAAGATGGAGCGCGTCCCAACACTGCTGCCGTTTGGTCGAAATCGAATCCTACCGACTGCCCCTGAGTACCGTAAACGCCACCCTTGGACTGCTTCAGATCTACAAGCGGTGCGATCTGGCTGGCGAGTCCTAACACCTCTTGGGTATTGTACGTATTCCCGCGATAGTCGGTCATTTTTGTCGGGTCACCCACCGACAGCGGAATTCCTGAATCCTCTTGGTATGAGTCCTGCTCGGTGAACCCAGTCGAACGCTGCAATGCTCCACCACCCGCAGTGGCGGTCCCGCTCGCTAACGATCCGAGTGGGCCTACGCCAGGAATACCACCTGCGGGGGCACCCATGTTGTCACTGACCGTGGGAAAGTAATCACTCAGACTCCTGCCGGTTGCGCGTAAGATATCTTCGTCGCGCACTGCAAATTCGGCCATTGCCGCCCTAGTTGCTTCCTCCGTGGGGTTACCGGCGAAGAAGTCTCGAATGTTTTGGTTCATCGCCTCGAGACCAATGCCCCCTGGTGCGGTAGCGTAGTCATACGCAGTCGTGGGTGGGGGTGGAGACGGCTCGAGGTACGACAATCCCGCGTTTCCGAAATAGCTCGTAACGTCTCCAGACGTGAGATTAGGATTTACCGTCTGTGCTGCTCTTAAAATATCGGCACTGGTAAGTCCTAACTCTTGCCCTCTACTTGCTATAATCTCGGGATTTGCGAGGTTAGCTAGGATGAATTCACCAGCTTGTCTGTATTGGTCTTCAGTAAATGCCATTTATTTCACCGATGTGCTTACGACGTTGACCAACTCCGCTGCCCATTCTTTCCAGTCGTCGAAAACGTAGGGACTGGGGACTGCATCCTTGACGAATACATCAATTCCTGCGAATCCCGCAGCCCAAGACTTCCAGTCATCCTCGCTTCCCGGAATCTCGAGCTGCTGTGCACCATACGCCTCGACCATGAGTGCCGCCCAAGAGTCCCAGGTGTGGTACCGGGGATCGTAAACGAGTGCCATTACGAATACCCTCGGACATCACCTAGATCGGCGCTGAGGAGCAGCTTACCCAATTGGTAATTACCACCCGCGACGTTTGAAACGAATTTTAGTCTTAGCTCGCGCCGTTGCTCCCGCAGATCAATCTTCGTAGTGGTGGAATCGAATGTGTAAGGCCCGGTCACATCGTCCGACCCTTGCGCGTATGAACGACCCGCAACGTACATATTCATTTCACCGGACAGTACGAAATCAGGTTCGACGCGCTCCAGGTGTAACCAATTGTTCTGGCCGGTAGGTGCAGGTTCTGACGGCCCACCCGATACCCACCCGAGGTCGTTAGTTTCGAAATAAGATTCGATCGCCAGCACCGTGGTTCCATCTACTGCATCGGTTCCGTACTCGTGCTGCCACATAGTAACGTAGTTTCCGACCGTGGCCACTGTTAGCACGAGTCCCGCCCCTGCGGGAATTGCAGCGGAGAGAACGTCGCCGACCGTGTAGCCTTGTCCTGGATTGTAAATTACCGCCGAGGTGATTACGCCACCGGCGACGATAATATTCGCAGTTGCGCCCGTTCCCGTGCCGCCCGTCAGCGCTTGGTTGTTGTAGGTACCATTCGTGTACCCAGCGCCGGGATTCGTAATCGTCAGGCTTTCAATACCATTTGCTAAGGTAATTTCATTACCAGCTTCGATTGGTCTTGCGAACACTTGCGAGAAATACCCAGCGGATCTTCGTGCTCCAACTGCGGTGCCCACGTCGTACCAGCAATTTTCGCGAATGTTGTATATCACCGCGTCGTTACACTCGGTGGCCGAAGATCCATTTGGGAAGAACCACCAAACTTCGCCGAACCGTGGTACCTTGGTGACCCATACTTTCTCGCGATAAGTGTAGTTTAAGTTATCGAAGAAGTAGTTTTGGTTAAACGGATTTGGAATCTCTTTGACCACGCCGTTGTACAAAAGGAACCGGTCGACACCGCACCAGTAGTAGATACCGTCGTATTCAATAACGCACTGCGAAGACATAATCGAGGACTGAGTCGAAATAATGTCGTAGCGCCAGTACTGGGTAATGGTCGTTGCACCAGCGGTGATCGAGGTAGGAGCGTAGCTAACACGAACCAAAGAGTCCAGTGACCAGAAAAGCCCAGAGGGCGAATTCGAGCCACCTCGGACCGGGAGTCCCTGCACGATTTTGCCGGTAGCGACGTTAACTTCGTTCGCGTCGGCGGTCACCCAGTCCTGAAAGTTACCGCTCGAGCAGTTGCGAATAAGACCATTATTCCCGTAAACAAAGACGTAGGGATGTAGAACCACCACGCCACCCGAGACACTGACGTTGTTGTCGAATGTCAGCGTTGCGGATCCAGTGGTGAGCGCGTTAGTGGAGAACGTAATCGTTGTACCGACCACACTCACCACCGTGGTACCCGCCGCGAAGTTAGCAGTCGGTCCGACTGTCTGCCCTGCGCCGATCAATGGGTTCGCCGTGGCGACAGTACCTGTATTCAGACCAGTAGTTAGACTGACCGACTCTGTAAATGTTCCGATTTTACCAAGGGTTGATCCGGTGATGTCACCCGCGAGCACTGGGGTGTTGACTGAACTGTTCAAGTCCGCAAGATTTTGTCCTGGGTGCGCGAGCAGGTAAGTGAGACCGGAGCCGAGCGTATCGGTAAAGGAATCGAACTGCCACAAGTTGTTAGCATTAGCGGTAAAACTTGTTAACGTGATATCTGAGACACCTGACCCCACCCCACTGTTATCAACAGGGGTTTTCTGCAACCCGCCCGAATAGCCGGTAAAGACGTTGTTCAATGCACCTTGCGGATTTACGAACATTCCACGTACCGGACCTCGAATCGCGCCGGTGATTTTCGAGTACCCGCCGATCTTCCTAGGTCTACCGCGTTGAAATCTCACCCATCGACCGTCCGTGTAGTAAAGCTTGTCGAAGAGCGTCCCATCCCTTTGAATGCCGGGTTTAGTGTCAAGTGCAAAGACTTTAAGGGTCATTAAAATGCGCCCCCAGCTAAGCCCTCGGAGGTAAGCAGGAATTTATTTACACCAGTCACGGCCAATGCGAGTTGCCCAGCGCCTGGACGCCAAAGGCCAGTGCCAGTCTCAGCGGCAAAAGATAGCGAGGGAGCCGTCACAGTACCATCAACCAACGTCACGCTCGCGGAGGTTACCGATGCGGAACTCGCGGTGTAAAAGTTCGTACCGTCGCAGATTACAGTGGAGCGAGTACCTTGGGTTACCGTAGTGGTCGCGCCGAGGCCGGTGCTCAAAGTGAGCGAAAAAGCACCAGAAGTCTGATTGTTTACTACATAAAGGTTTACGACCGGCGGGTAAATCACCGTAGCGTTACTGGTCAATGCACCGGTAAACGTTTGAATATTGTTAGATGCCTCATTCGAATTTAACGTCGTAGTACCGCCCGGAGCCACGGATTTTACCAACGCAGTGAAAGCAAAAGAGGCGCTATTTCCGTATCCAACCGTTATGTAGGCAGTTCCTGTGCAGATGATAAATGCGGATTCGCCAGGATTAAATACCTTGGCAGATGCGCCATCGATTAGTTCAGCACCAGTGGTAGATACCGTGAAAGTCCCGGTGCCGTTGTTTTTAACTAACGTGAACCAATTGTCGCCCAGTGTGACCGCAGCGGGTAATATATAAGTCCCCGCACCACCTGACCATAGCCGCGTCTGTGCCCGATCAGCTGTAGCGAAAGTACCACCTGAAGACGCAGCCAGGACCGGGTGACTTTGGTTCAAAGTGGTCGTGATCGCCAGGAGTCCCTTTCCGGCGAGTGCTGCCGCATCTGCTCCAGAGGAACCTATTCCGAAAGCGATCACCCCCCAAGTACCAGCGACAGTCGAGTTGGTCGTGACGTAAATGTATTGCGCCTCTCCTGCGGCGATTGTAACTATCGTGTTCCCGGCGGAGTCCGCCACCGTGAAAGAACTCGCTCCCAGGTTACGAATAAGCGAGTCCGTGCCGACCGACGTGGCGTTTGCGGCAGGCATCCGCAGCGTGAGCCCCGCAGTCGTCGGTAGCACCTCCATGATCCTGGAGGCGTAAGTCCCGGTATTACTGTTAGCCAGTGGCCATTCGAGCGTCGTGTTCGCAGAAAGCGTAAATGACCGGTAGCTTACATCGGTAGGCTGAACAATGTCGCCGGTAAAAGGTGAGACGTAAGTAGGCATATCATGTGTCCACGGCTACGGCTTGACGATCGGCGATGCGGAGTTTGTCCTCGGTCTTGAGTTCGGCTACATATTTGTCGTACATCGACTGCCAAGTCGGAATCCGAGGATCATTCTTCAAGAACGGCATTGCTTGCAAAAGCGAACCGTAGAGCATAGCCTGCGGTGCATACTCGGTGAACCAATTCGTCTGGTTCGTAGAATCTAAAGGTACCGGGCGCTCGTAGTACAACACTTCGAAAGAATAAGCCGCAGCCGGTGTGGGTCCGAGGAACCAATGCGTGTAATCGTAGTCCGCGTAGTAAAGCGGTACTCCGGTCTCGGTCGGGTCCGGCCAGTAATTACGAATGTATTCATAGCGGCGTTCAAGCACCGGTCGACGTTCCCCAGCGACGGTAATATTGATCGAGACCGTCTTGCGCCAGCGAGCGGGTTTAGCTACCACCGGATCGCTTGCGGTGAGAGTCGAGGTGTCAACTGTGAGATTACCGAGGAATTTTATCTCCGCCGCCAGGATCTGCTCGGCGAGCATAATAAATGTGGGGATCTTGTCGATCGTGGCCGTATCTGTGCGCTCCAGATAGGATTGAACGTCTGCAGCAAGGCTCGTGTAAGTCATCGTTACTGCCATGATTTCATCCTATTAGTGCACACTCGGCTTGCCTACGGATCACCAGACCTCGCAACACTTTACCACCCCCTCGAGTCCAGAGCATGAGCTGCTCTTTCGCGCCTTCCCAGTCCTGAGCGTTGATCTTGCGCTTGAGTGTCGATGTTTGCAATCGTCCGACACCCAAATTGTAACAGAAATCGACTATAGCGTTCAATTTACCCCAGTCGCGATCTTTTACGGCTACAGCGAGAAGCACCGGGCATTGTCTGACCGCCCCAGGTGCGTAAGTATGCAAGAGTTCGTGCATCAATAACTGCTCGGCATATTCGCGAGTGACCGGAGGGTCATCCCTGGTAACACGATCGCCGCTCTGGTAATAGGTGGACCCGTACCCGATCGTCCACACGCCTGCGGGGCAGAGATAAGGCTTGGCCGAGAACCCTTCAAAGCGCTTGCAAAGCTCTTTAGCCAGATCGAGCTTCACGCGAGGCCTCTAGCCTTCAAGGTACGATCGAGGAACCAATAATTAAAGGTGCCTGCCACTAATGCGGCGAAGTCGGGCGACATTATCATTTTGAACACTTCCTGCACGGGAAGACCCTCGCGCGAGGCGATGATCGCGAACCAAATGTGCGAGGCGGACCAAATCGCGAGAATCCAATAAGTGACTACAGGCCGAACCGAGGCAGATAACGAAGCCACCCAACCACCGGCAGCTTTAGCCATTTCGGTCTGTGAATTGATCGCGGCCTCAAATGCGGACATGACACCAGTGTCGATCGCCTTGTCGCGCTCAGCCCCGATCTCGGCAAGCTTCTGTTGACCACGCAGCTGCTCAAGTTCGCATTGCCGGTTGAACATCGAGAGTTCGTGTTGGCGTTCGTTTTTACGATCCAGGAACTTCAAGACTTCTGGAGCCAGTCGAAACAGACCTCCGAAGATCGTGCCGAAAAGACCGCCGCCAATAATGTCCAGCATCACTATCCCCTAGCCGTTACAACGTCGGCGCCCTTCTTTACCGTCACTTTGCTGCCCTCGACATCCACTTGCATGGGGGGTTCAGCGCGATCCAACTTATCCAGGCGGGTGATTAGGTCTTTAATGACCTCAAATTCAGGCTTCTCCTGCTTCGGCGCAGTACCTGCGATCCCATTCAGCATTTGAATAAGTGCAGTAAGTGAAGCGCCAAGAAGACCCATAACAGCCGCGATCTTCTCGCCGTCAAGGAAAAGAGAAGCGCCAACACCCACAAGTACGATCAGGAAGATATAAAGCAGCCCATCTTCGCCTATGGCTTTTCCTGCTACTTCTTTGGCCGAGTCTTGCGCTTTAAGTTCTTCAAGCCTGATCTTGGCTTGCGCTTTAAGAACTGCTAGTTCGTGAGTTTTATCGTCCATCAAATGCCCAACAGTCGTTTTACGAACGTTGCGGCGACACCTGGACCAAACAACACGGCAAGGATAGTGGCGTAAAGCAGCCACTCGATATGTTTCATCCGAGCCTTACCGTTATCGAGTGACTCCTCAATATTTTTATAGCGCTGCTCGCAAATCGCTTCATGGACCGATAAGCGCTTGTCCAGGTCGTCGCTCATATCAAGCTGCCTCTTGTTCCTCGGTAGGTACTTCTTGCAACGGGGTCATGGGCGGCTTTGCAGCCTCCTTCATGCCGTCGATTAGTTGGTAGACCTCTTGGTACGGGCGGGTACCCAGGTAGCCAATAATCTGGTTAGCTAGTTCCATCGGTAGGCGCAGAAACATATTAAGCCTCCGTTACCTGAGCTTGGGCTTGAGCATTCTCTTTATCTATGGCCATTTGCTCTTTAATTGCCATAGGACCGAAAGCCTTTACGAACTGCGAAAATCTTAAAGCAGTGTGCTTAGCGTCATAATCATCGATACTTTTAAGTATTTTTATCAAATGATTAGCCTCTTCAATGGTAATCATGAACCTGAATTGCACATGATGATACTCGGGATTCTCATCATAAGTATCAAAACTGTTCGCGGTAAATTCGACTTGCATAATAGTTCCTTTTAAGATTGTTCAACAACACCTAGAGTGACAGCGCCAGCGCCAAGAATATTAGACGTACTGGTAGGTATGCCGACTACGGCATAACCAGAATTCAATGTCGAATCATTACTGTTATAATTGGCTAACAAAATACTTGAGCCATTAGTGGCTATCACAAACCCGGCAACACCACCTGCACCTAACTCAAGATATTTGAGTCCGTTAATTCCCGTAGCTGGGAATCCATAGGCTTGGGTAGCTACGCTGGCATCTGTTGCGTTTACCGCGAAAGAGCTAGAGGGGTTGCTTGAATAATTGCTATAAAGCGTAGTCCCGATATTTACGATTTGGTTTGCTTGACCACTCGAAGAATTCACACGCCATTTATTTGCGGAGGGCATTGAAGAATAAGAGACAGGGATTTGAGAGCCCGTAGCGCCGCTAATCGGTATTCTCATGGCTTTATCGGTCGAATTTCCACACAAATAGATAAAGTTAGCGGTTGAGGCAAGTTTATACCCGCCTCCTACAGTGGTAAACCAGCCTGTCCAGGTCGCGCCATTCGTGGATTGTTGGACATAAGCGCCTGTGTTTGCACCTGTATTCGTGCAAATGTACCGGCTTCTTGTGGTGTCATAATTTAGCTTGCCCGAAAGATAAACCGAGATATTCCCATCAGCAACGGTATATTGCCCTCCTACAATGGTCCAAGTAACGCCGTCGTCGGTGGATCTGGCAACATAACCGCCATTATTAGCCGCAAAAATAGTGCTACCTTGCCTCCAAATACTCGTAATCTCAGAACCCCCAGGCATGCTGTAGGTATAAACAACAGATAAACTGGTATCGCTGGTGCTTGTGTTAAGAACACCATTTAAACCATATATAAATCCTGATCCACTACGAGTACAAAATCCTGTGATGGTATTACCGACACCGGTGGTTCCCATGAAATTCCAAGAGGTTGTTGGGGTATTGGAATACATTATGTATGAGGAGCCAGCACCATTATCCCACCCAGTCATATAGTAATAACCGGTAGATGCTTTATAAGCGATTTGGGGCACTCTATTCGCATACATCCAATAACGTCCGCCTGAGCCCCCCGAGGTGAAAACTTGAGTAAGACCTGTAGCGCCTATCGTATAAATAGCAAACGGCTCAATATTATTTCTTACAGCCAGAACATAATTTGACCCTGGAAATACCGCTGTATACACGACACTACCATTTACCCATACGCCAGCATAAAAAGCCGCAGTGCTTCCAGCAGTCCAAGTGCTACCATTATCCGAGCTGTAAGCATAGTTAGCGCGACCGTTGGCCCCGTTTCCATTGTCTATAACTGTATGGTGTGCGTTATTAGCACCGCTTATCAAATAGGTCTGAGCAATTCCAGGGACAGAACCATAAGAATATCCACTTGAAGGGATACCACTTACCGCTGACCATGTCACGCCACCGTCAGTAGACCTAAGCGCACAAGGCGAACCTGCGGTTGCACCCTGCGTGACCGACGTTATTTTTACGAAGTAATTTCCCGTACTTTGGTCAATTGCTACTGGAAATTGCGAATAGTTACCGTCTATGTTGTAAGCGTATAAAGCACTTGTGTAAACACCAAACCCAGAAAAATTTACGAAATCAGAAGTCGCGCCGATTTGTGTACCGTTTGAACCCGTAAATACTGCTTTACCTCCGATTTCTTTGCAGTCGTACCATGCGTAATATTGCCCCCACGGCAGTACGGAGAAAGACGTGGGGACGTTTGAAGGCGACACGTAAATACCATTGGCGGCAAGGATTATGAATCGACCTGCGGCATAAGCCAAGCCGTTAACACCAGCATTCGTGGCCGCCGTCACCGACACTGCCGTCCAAGGTCCAGCAATATTCGTCGCGTAATAAATATCGTCAAGACCAGCAGACGTCACTATATAGTAGCCGTTGCCGAAAGCCATAGTTCTAGGGTATTTGTTCCACCAACCCAATGCAGATTCAGTCCAGGTAACGCCATCTGTACTGTAATTTATAACAGCTTGACCAGTTATATTGTTATTACCTGTAAGTATCCAATAAGAATTTAGATAAAACGCGTTAGTCGGAGTAAATTGAGTGCTTGTTAAAGTCGTTGACGTAAGTTCAATGACACTTGGCGTGGTATTGGCAGTGATGGTAATGGACTCGCCCGTTGCAAGCGTAATGGGTCCGGGTAGAAGATTTTTAGTTTCTTGCGCTGGCCAATTTGCACCGGCAGCATATCCCGACACAGCAGCTACAGATAATGGGTAAGTAACACCACTTGAAACTTTATTTAGCGTAACCTGCGGATACGAGTTTGCCGTAAGCCCAGTCACCATAGCGGTCTTTACCACCGCAGTGGTAGACGCAGGAACTGTGTAAATGGTGGAAGGCGTGGTCGAATTAACTGTAGCCGAAACTGACTTTGGGGTGCTAGGCATGATCTTTTCCCATTAGGTAAAGAAATAATACAGAAGAGAATTGTCGGTCACTGTGAGTGCCTGAAATGATGGCGCAGCAGCCCCGTTAGAAGTTAGGACCTGACCTGGGACACCTTGAGCAGTGAAAGCGTAAGCACTCCCTGTCCCGTAGCTCACGCCACCAGCGGTTGGCGTTGCTGAACCATTAGTTCCACCGTTGGCTATGGCGAGAGTTCCCGCCACAGTAACCGCCCCGCCTGTGGCGGTCGCCGGAGTAAGGCCAGTGGTACCAAATGAGATGGTAGTCACACCAGTCGAGGTGGCAGAAAGCGTACCTGAGACAAAGCTCAAGCCTGACCCTACTGTCACGGCCTGCATGGCGGTGCCATTGCCGTAAATGATGCCGTTCACCGAGGTGGTGAGTGTGATCGCAGGAGTGGATGTCGCGGTAGCTTGAGCGACGGTCCCGGCGAAGCCATTAGCCGAGGCCACGGAAACCGAGATTTTGTCGGCCAAAAGCCTGACAGTCCCGCCGTTATCCTTGTAATAAAGCTTGCCGTCCGTATAGTTGAGCGCGAGTTCCGCGCCGTTGGCCGAAGACGTTAAATTACCAGCCGTGGGTACAGCAGTAGCCGTGGCGCTTCCGTATATAAGTATTGGGGTGTAACCTGATTGTGACATTAAAATGCCCCTCCGGCGATGCCAGCCGTCATTTTGCCAGTTGATGGGTTCGCTGTCAAGCCGGACGACACCTGCGCGGCCTGATTACCACTGGTGGCTGCAACCAGCGTTAAATAGTAGTTAGCATTTGTGACGTTGGCGGTTGTACCAATATTCGTAGCATTTGTGGCGGTCGTGGCGGTCGTGGCGGTCGTAGCCGTAGCAGCGTTACCACCGATAGAAAGACTCGCAGCAGTTCCGGTCAATCCCGTTCCAGGTCCTGTGAATTGCGTGGAAGCGGTGATCGTAGTTCCAGTGACAGCTGCAGCAGTCGTCGCGCCAATCGTGGTACCATTGATCGAACCACCAGTGATTGCTACGCTATTTGCATTCTGAGTGGCCATCGTACCGAGGCCAGTAATGTCAGAACTGGGAATAGTAGCCGACGCAGTAAAAGCTGAAGTGCCATTGCCCTTAATGTACCCGGTTAAAGTCGTTGCTCCAGATCCACCATTTGCCACCGGCAGCGCGACCCCGGACAATGTAACCGCCAAGGTACCGCTAGTCGTAATGGGAGATCCCGTGACTGACAAAAAGGCTGGGACCGTCATCGCTACCGAAGTCACAGTACCACCTGCAGCCGGGGTAGCAGAAACCGTGATACCGCCTGCGGTATTTGAAATGGTAACGTTAGTCCCTGCGGTGAGTGTGCTCAGCGTATAACCGGTGCCATTACCAATTAAAAGCTGTCCGTTGGTGGGAGTCGCCGTGTTTCCGGTTCCGCCATAACCGACCCCGATCGTCGAACCATTCCAGGTACCCGCAGCGAGAGTGCCAACACCTGTAATACCAGTATAAGAACCAGACAGGCGGGCAGCAGGCAGAGTGCCAGAAGTGATATTAGCAGCGTTTGTAGTGTCCGTAGTAGCCGATGCGGCCAAGCCAGAGACTGCTGCGGCA